GGGAAGTCCGGCGAGTCCGAACAGACCGGTGGGCAGGCCGTGAAGTAGCACAGGTGGTCACCCGTGCAGGTCAGCTGGGAGTCGCACGGGTTGCCCAGCAGGGCGTTGCGCAGCCACACCATCCCGTAGGAGATGGCCGCGTCCGAGCGGCCGATCAGCAGGCCCGTGACCCGCATCTGCCGGGAGGCGCGGCGCGGCACGGACACCGCCCCGCCGTCCTGCATCAGCTCGGTGATCGAGACCGACGTGACGCCGTCGTCGAAGCCCTGCACCTCCAGCGGGTACAGCCCGTAGAAGTCCCAGGAGTCCACGTTCGTGTCGTCGTACCAGTCGGGCTGGTCGACCAGCGGGGACTGGTACGGGGCGTGCCCGACGACCTCGTTGAAGTCGTCGCAGCCCTCGCACTCGCGCAGGTCCAGCTTCGGCAGCCCGTGCGCGGCGTACGCGGTGGTGCGGGCCTGGTTGATGATCTCGGTCCCGCCGAGCGACATGTACCCCTGGAACACCATCTAGGACACTCCCCCTCTCACGCCATCCGCGTGACGAGCCGGTCCAGCACCATGTGAGCCGCGAGTTCCGGGTCGGTGGTCTGGGTGACGATCTGGATCGCGCCGGCCGCGACGTTGTTGTTCCGCGCGTTGTTGTAGGTCGTGGTCCCCAGCGGGGACGCGTTGCCGAACCCGTCGACCGACCCGCGGGCCAGGGCGCTGGCGGCCTCAGCGGCAGAGCGGGCGTTGGTCTCCAGGCCCTGCACGAGACCGGCCACCGCGTCCGCGCCGATGTCGCGGAACACCTTGGACGGGCTGTGCTCGTCGAAGCCCTTGGTGCCCCTCGCCCTGGCGATGACCTTCTGCGCGACGCTGCCCACGGTGTCCAGCAGCCCCTGGACCCCGCCGGAGAACCCGCTGACCAGGCCGCCGATCAGGTCCGCGCCGGCGCCGGACAGGGCCGAGCCCAGGTCCCCGATCGCGTTCAGGATGGCGTCGGGGATCCCGGCCGCCGTGTCGATCAGGTCCGCGATGCCGTCCGAGAACGCTGTCTTGGCGCTCTCCATGGCGTCGCCAGCCCAGGCCCGGAGGTCGCCGCCCAGCCCTTGCAGCTGCGCCAGGATGTTGCCGGGCAGGTTGGTGAAGTAGGTGATGACCGCCGCACCGGCCGCCTGCACGCCGTCACGCAGGCCGTTCATCACGTCCTCGCCCAGCCCGATGAACACGGTGGACGGCGAGGAGATGCCCAGCAGGTTCTTGAACGCGTCGATCATCGCCTGGCCCAGGTCCCGGGCCGCCTGCTTGACCAGCTCCGGGTTGTCCGCGATGCCCTTGACGACGCCCTTGACGATCTCGACGCCGATACCGATCAGCAGGGGCAGCATCTCGGCAACGGCCTTGCCGATCAGCGGCGCCATCCTGAGGAACGTCTCGCTCATCTGCGGGCCTGCCACCTGCACCCCCTGGAGGATGGAGAGCAGCAGGGCGGTGCCGATCTCGGTCATCAGGGGCGCCATCTCCTGGAACGCCGCGCTGATGGCCGGCATCAGCCCCAGCAGCCCCTCCTGGATGAGCGGCAGGGCGTTGATCAGCCCGAGCAGCAGGGCGCCGACGATCTCGTTCGCCGCCTGGAGGATCCCCGGCAGGTTGCTCCCGATCGCGGTCAGGATCGTCGCGATCATCTCGCCGGCGGCCTCCACCAGGGCGGGCAGGTTCGCCAGCAGCCCGTCGGCCAGCCCGCGCACCAGGTTCACGGCCGCGTCCACGAACAGCGGCAACGCGGCGGTGATCGCCCCGACCCCCTTGGTCAGCACGCTCAGCAGGCCCTTGGCGATCACCGCGGCGTTGCCGGCCAGGCCCTCCACGATCGCGGTCACCAGGGCCAGACCCGCCTGGAGCAGCAGCGGGACCAGGGTCAGCAGCCCCGTTACGACGGCGGGAAGTGCCGCGACGAACGCCGGGATCGCGGCCATGAGCCCGGTGACGAGACCACTGAACGCTTCCGTGGCCGCCGAGATCACCACCGGCAGCAACAGCGCGAGCTGCCCGACCAGCACGCCGAGCAGTTCCCCGACCGCCGGACCGAGCTTCTGGAACGCCCCGGACAGCCCCTCCCCGAGCCCGGTGAGCACGCCCGCCAGGGCGGTGGCGATGCTCGGCAGCGCAGCCGCGATCGTCTCGGCCAGGCCGCCCAGCACGATGCCGATGTCGGTGATGGCGCCGGGCAGCAGGCGGGCCGCGTTCTCCGCGAAGGCGGACGCAGACGAGAACTCGGTCAGGCCGCCCACGATCCGCCCCAGGGGGCCGAGCAGCTGAGCGAACACCGTGGCGACGGTGGACAGGACGGGGCCGAACGCTACGAGGGCGTCGAGCAGCCCCTGGCCGAGGATCGTGGCGAACTCGCTCAGGGTGGGCAGGATCGGCTTGACCGCTTCCCCGATGGTCGTCAGCGCCTGCGAGAACAGGTCCAGCACGCCGAAGTCCTCACCGATGATCGACAGCAGCTCACCGACGATCGGCAGCGCCGCGGAGAGGGAGGTGATGAACCTCACCAGCTGGTCGACCACGTTCGGGGTGACCATGGTCGCCAGGGTCTTGCCCAGGGAACCGATCAGGCCCAGCAGCGGCTGAGCGATGGTGTTGGCCTGCACGAACCACCCGGTGATGGCCGTGGCGCCCTGGGTGGACCGGGTGAACGCCAGGAACTGTTCGGACAGGCCGCCCAGGATGGCGAGGAATTCGTTGGCGGGGCCCGCCCCGATCAGGAACACGTTGCCCAGCGCGACTGACAGCGGGGTCAGCACCCCAAACAGGGCGTCGATCGAGTCCAGGGCCGTGGCGAAGAACACGGCCAGCTCGCCCGACTTCGCCATCGCGGTCATGGCGTCAGCGAAGCTGGCCGCCCACCCCGCAAAGGACTCACCCAGCGCCACGGCCGCCGGGCCGGCCGTGGCCCACATGGTCAGCAGGCCCTCGGTGAGGCTGGCGATCGCGGTCCCGAACAGCGCGAACGCGTCCGGGAACGTGGTCTCCATGGCCGTCAGGAACGCGGAGAACCCGGGCGAGCCCACGACCTCGGTGAACGCGCCGCCGATGGTCGCGACCGACTTACCCAGAGCCTGCCCGAAGTTGGACTTCTCCAGCACCCCGGACAGGGCGTCCAGCAGCGGCGTGATGCCCGTCGCCGCCGCGTCGCCCATCGCCTTGGCCTGCTCCGTCCACGCCTCCGACAGGCCCTCGACGGCGCTCTTGAGTTCACCGGACCGGTCGAGCAGCGCCTCGAACGAATTGCCGAGCATCAAGAACGCCAGGACGGCGGCCGTCAGCGGGCCGCCCACGGTCAGCAGCGCACCGCCCAGGCCGACGATCGCGGATCCCAGGGCCCCGACCAGGGTCCCCGACAGGGCCGACCCGAGGGCGGCGAACTGCGGGCCGACGCCGGCGATCAGCTTGAGCACCAGCCGCACGGTGTTGTCCATCCGGGAGAACGCGCCCCGGTGGAACGCGTCACCGAATGCCGCGCCCAGGCGTGAACCACCTTCCCCGCCCGCGCCGCCACCGATCCCGGCCAGCAGGCTCACGACCGCAGCCCGGATCCGGGCCCGCCCGCCGTCGAGGGCGTCTTTCAGGCCCCCGGCGAAGCGGGCACCGGCCAGGCGCCCCCTCCGGTTGAAGTCGCCGCCGCCAAGAGCGTGCGTCAAGGTGCCGGAGATCTCGTTCGTCCGGCTCTTGATGCCATCCCCCAGGGCGTCCCCCAGGTCGGCGCCCTTCTCGTGGCCGATCTGCCGGGTGTCGATCTCCCGGATCGCGCGCATCGCGTTGGCCGGGACCTGCCGCAGCTGGCCGTCCATGCCGGTGATGAACTCCCGGCCGACCCGCTTCCCGACCTTGCCCATCGCAGGCTCTAGGGTCTTGCCGGCCTGGTTGGCGATACGGCGGGCCTGGGCGGGCAGGCCACGTCCGTCGAGGGTGACATCAACCTCGGCGGACGCGATCGTGGGTCCGGCCATGCGTCACCCCCCGACCGTCGCGGACCAGGCGGCCATCTGCCGCAGCGAGTCCGTGTGGTCCTGGGGTGCGCGGCGCATCCGGGTGTCCTTCACCGGCCCGATCGGTGCCTGGAGCTGGCTGTCGAACTTCTCCCTGGCGCCCTCCTTGTGCTCCAATCTGGGCAGGCACCACGCGTAGATCAGGTTGCAGAAGCGGTCTGGCGGGAGCGCGAACGCGTCGATGCCTTGCGCTGCGAGTTCACCGTCGATCGTGCCCCAGTGCTCGGCTGCGATGCCGTGGAGCCGGACGACGGCTTCGTAGGGCGCCCGGTGCGCTCCTCGATCAGCCACTCCAGGACGTTCATCACGTCCCCCACCCCGAATCGGTCCTTCCGGTCGCGCAGGCGCCGGCGCAGGTGCCGCGTCGTGTCCTCGGTCATCAGTGACCAGAACAGGTCCAGGATCGCGACGACCTTCTCCCCGTCCTCCGCGTACTGGGACAGCGCCCCGGCGGCCAGCGCCACGTCGGCCTCGGTCGGCACCAGCGCAAACAGCTGGGTGTCGTCGCCCTGCATCGTGAACGGCAGCAGCTCGTCGGGTTCCTCGCTGATCTCCCGTTCCAGCGCGAGAGCGAACTCCTTGACCATGTGCGGCCCTCCTTCGTGTCGGTGCCAGCACGGGCTAGTACCCGTTCCGGCGCATCGTGAGGTCGAGGGATCGACCCAGGAAGTCGTTCGGCCTCTGCCCCTGCACGCGGCGTATCCGCTGGTTGATGTGCTGGAAGTAGCGCGGCCGGGCGGCGGCGGGGTTGCGCGGGATCTTGTACAGCACCATGTACTTGCCGCGCACGGGGCGCGGCGGCCTGTCCAGGGTGCCGAGCACCACGTGCACGCCGTGCGGCGCGGTGACGAACAGCGAGAACTTGGCCGCGTACTGGTTGGAGCCCTTCCGGTCCGAGCCGATGGACCGCTTGAGCTGACCGGTACGGACCGGGACGACGCGCTGCGCCAGTCCGCGGGCCTCCCGGATGAGCCGGGCGCCGTGCTGACCGACCTGCCCGGCGGGCAGGAACAGGGACGCGATCGCGGTGGCGTTGACGCGGGAGCGGCGGGCCATCAGCGCACCACTCCCTCAGCGACCGTGACCGTCCACGAACCGCCCACCACGCCGCCACCGGGACCGTTGGGCGTGTACCCGCCCAGGGACACGCCCTTGCGGTTGGCGCTGCCCAGGCAGCACTCGATCGCGCGCAGCATCGCGGCCATCGCCGCCATCTGGAGGCGCGTCGAGTCGAACATCTGCGCCAGCCCCGGCGGGTTGTTGCTGCGCCCCTCGGTGACCGGCGCGCAGTACAGGACGCCCACTTCCAGGCTGACCGCCATCGGCAGCAGGCACCCGGCGGCGGTCTGCTCCTGCGCGGGGAACGCCGAGGTCGGGTACACCCCCGCGACCCGCACCCAGGCCATGCCCTGGGTCGGGCTGACGTAGTCGGCCGCGATCGCCTCCCCCGGCATCGGGGAGCAGATACAGGTCGGCGGCAGGCCGGACTTGACCAGCTCGGCGCACAGGCAGTCCGTGAGCTGCACCAGCGCGGGCCACGCGATCCGGTCCTCGACCAGCTCGACGGCCTCCACGGGAGGGGCGGTCACAGGATCGGCCCCCCGTACTGGGTGGTGACCCGCGCACGGGTCCGCGGGGTCCACACCCGCGGCGGGGTGCGCAGCCCGTACGGGTTGAAGATGCGCACGACGGCGTCGACCTCACGGATCCCCGTCAGGCCCTCGTCGAAGATCGACGTCGCGATCTCCCAGGACACGCCCTGCCGGGTGACGGACGTGACGCCGTCGGGCAGCGCGCACGTCTGCCCGGCGCACGCCTTCGCGTACTCCAGGGCCAGCAGCCCGGCCGCCCACGCGACCACGGCGTCCGGCGCGGACCCTTCCTTCCAGGACACGACGAACGAGCCATCGGCGTCCGGGGCGGCGGACATGTCCTGGCACTTGGGCCACGCCCCGCCGTCCACGCGCAGCAGCCGGACGCCGTCGTCGACGCGCCACGCGGCCGGGTCGACCGTCTCGCCGTCGATGGTGACGCCGTACACGATGCCGGCCGCCGGCAGACGCACCTCGGGCACCTCCGAGCAGGAGCAGTCGGTCTGGCACCCACACACGGTGTTGACCCACTGCCCCTGCTCGATGTGTGCCCACCACGGCCCGACCTGCGCCCCCAGCGCACTAGCCGTGCCGGACATCATCGGCGCCTGCATGTACGCGCCGGGCTCAGAACACCCGCGCGCACACGGGCGCAGATCTACCGGGCACCCGCCGATCTGGTGAGCGGACAGCGCCCACAGCGTCGCGCCGGCCAGTGCCTCGGCCTTGGCCTGGATCCCCTCGTCCAGGGACTCGAGAAACCCGGGATCCGCGCAGGACCAGTCCACGGGGACGCAGTACGACGCGGCCGGAAGATCGACCGGTGGCTCGCTCATGACCGCCCCCTCTCAGCCCTGTGGCCCTAGAATCGGAAGTGCCTGGGGAGGGAATCCGAGGCGACCGGCCCCTACCCGATTGCAGCGGGTAGGGGCCAACTCGTTGCTCAGGGGACGAGCGCCGCGGCGACGGTGACCGTGTCGGTGATCTCGGACGTGCCCCGGTGCGCGACGTACGTGTACGTACCGGCCGCGGCGTAGGTGTGGACGAGGTTCGCGCCGTTCGCGCTGTAGTCCCAGGTGCCGTCCCCGAAGTCGATCCACCACGGGTCGGTGCCCGCGGGCACGTCCTCGAACGTGACGGTCAGGTCGTCCGCCGTGGCGGTGACGTCGGTCAGGGCGTCGGCGTCCGGGTTGAGCAGCGGCATGGTGCCGCAGAACACGTCGGGGGCCGCGACCTCGGTGAACCGCACCAGCAGGTGGTCGTCGTCGTCGATCGGGACCGCGAGCGGGGTCGCGACGCCGGCGCCGTTCAGGACGACGTCGTACGGGCCGACACCCCACTGGCCGCCGGTCTTGGTGGCCGCACCGGTGACGGTGAAGCTGATCGCGGCGTTCTCGATCGTGAAGTCACCGAAGATGCCGCCCTGCATGTACGGCAGCAGCAGGTACCCGCCGGAGCTGGCGTCGGCCGGCGCGTCGGGGTTGCAGCGCTCACCGGGGGTGCCGGTCCACAGCTCCAGCGCGAACGCCCGGTCACAGCCGGAGTTGCCGGAGTTCATCCGGAAGCCGGCCGCCAGGCCCTGCGCGTCCAGCTCGACGTCCTGACCGGTGAGGATCGCGAGCACCGCCGGGTCGACCTGGCAGAACTCGATCTCGACCGTGTACCCCAGGAACTGCGGGCACGGCACCTCCCGGACGCAGGTGCGTCCGGCGGCGTTGGTGACGTTGATCTCCTCGCCCTCGTCGGTGTTCGCGGTGAAGCTGACGGTCACGAATCCGTCGGACACACCGACGGAGTCCGGGCCGTACACGGGCGCGCCACACCCGTCCAGGGCGGTCACGCGCATGGCGTTACCGCGTACGGGTGTGAAACAGCGGGCCATCGCCATGTGGGATCACTCCTCGCTCGCGACGGCGTCCGCCGTCGAATCGTCAGCGGACTTGGACTTCGCGGCGGCCTTGCGTGTGGTCGTGCGTCGGGTAGTAGTAGGAGGAGTAGCGGATTCCTCCCGCTTCTCCTCGACCAGGACGGCGGGCACGATGAAGCCGCCGTCCACGGTGCGCACCACGGAGGCGGGCAGCCCCAGCTCGTGGGCGCGGTCCAGCAGCTTGCTGGCGTTCTCCTGGGTGAGCCCGGCGACGTAGGCCTCTGTGATCATCACGGCACCACCGGCAGGGTCCCGGCGTAGGCCAGGAAGCACTCGGTGCCGATCGACCAGATGCGCTCGGCCAGCGAGTAGTGGCTGTTCTCCGCGGTGTCGGGCACGTCGTAGGAGCGCACCGGGGTGCGCCACCCGTGCACGCCGCCGGTGATGAAGATCAGCCCGTCCGGGTAGCCCGGCGCGTTCGCGATCGGGGTCCCCTGGCCGGTGGTCAGCGTCCCGTCGATGCCCACGAACGCGGCCCGGTCCGCGACGGCGTTCGCCGCGGTGCGCCGGTTCATGTGCAGCACGGGCATGCCGGCGTACGCGACGGCGGCGAACTGCTCCAGCTCCCCGATCGAGTCGGGGATGTCGGTCAGGTCCGTGGCGACCTGGGTCGGTGCGTCGCCCGAGCCCTGGAACAGCATCTGGAAGAACGCGCGCGAGACCGCGTACTCCTCGGTACCGCCCAGCTTGGTGCGGGTCTGCTCGGTGTACGGGGCGCCGAACAGGTCGCACTCGATGCCCGCGTACACCGCGAACGGTGCGGCGGTGACCAGGTCGCCCGACTCGAACCGCTTGGTCGCGTCGAACGTGACACCGTCGGGCACCTCGCACATGCCCGGGGCGATGCCGCCCATGGAGCACAGGTAGGTGTAGAACTCCACACCCATGCCGGCGTGCGGGTCGCTCACGTCGGTCACCTCAGCGACCGACAGCAGGCCCCCCAGGTAGGGGCGTACCACCGGCGGCTCAACACGAATCGGTGCCAGAGTCACCATCGGCCCTCACCTCCCTCCAGGAGATGGCCAACCCACCCCGGCGCCAGGGCCGCCTGAAACACCGGGGTGGGCGGGATCAAGGCGCGACCGGGGCGCCGAGCACGTTCGACGTCAGGTCGGCGGCGCCGGTGCGTCCGTTGGCCGCGGTCGGCAGCGTGAGCAGGTAGGAGTCCCAGCAGGGGTTCACGACCAGCTCGCCGGACTCCGCGAACATCGCGGTGTACTCGTTCGCCGCGAGGCTGGTGGAGTCGTACACCGCGTCCAGGTTGATGACGTCGGTGGTGCCGGAGACCCAGGCGCCGGCCGGGTAGGCGACGATCTGCACCTCGTCCGGGGTGGCCACGACGCCGGCGGTGTTGACCAGCGGCTGGTAGTTGTACAGCCACTGGATCGAGACACCGCGCGCGGTGAAGTACGCCTCGATGGTCTGGTCCGAGACGTTGATCAGGTCGACGCCGGTACGCCGGGCGAGGTCGGCACGGACGGTGGCGCGGTACCAGAACGGCACCAGCAGCTCCAGCGCCTCGTTGAACGGCATGCGGTTGGACTGGCGCACCCAGTTCGCGGCCTGCTCCAGCTTCGCGATGCCGTCGATCGTGGTGTCGAACGTGCCGGCGACGTCCAGCGCGTCCGAGCCGGCGACGATCTGGGCGATCCGCCAGGCGTCCACGATGTGCTGGTGGGCGATGAGCAGCTGCTCGATCCAGTGCTGCACCAGCTCCGGGTAGGCGGCCTGGGTCAGCAGGGGCGCCCGGACGCAGAAGCCGATCGCGTTGAGGCGGATCTCCTCGAACGGGGGGCAGGTGATCTCGGCGCACGGCTTGGTGACGCCGGCGATGACCTGGGCCTCGGTGAAGTTCCAGCCACCGGCCTCGGCGTAGATGTCCGCGAACGCGGGTGCCCGGGTGAAGCGGATGCCGCCACGGTTGACCTGGATCGAGGGCAGGCTCAGCAGGCCCTCGGTCGACGCGATGGAGCACAGGTCGTACAGCGTCTCGGACGGCGCACACCAGCCGCCGGCCGCGGTGAGCGCACCACCGGGCAGGCGCGAGGTGCGCTGTGCCTGGGTCAGCAGCTCGTTGTCGTCGCGGAAGTTGGTCTGGACCAGGCCGTCGGTGCGGGCCGTGGACAGGTCGACCTTCGCGGTGGCGTGTCGGCTGCGGATGCCTTCGTCGCCGCCCAGGCGGGTGGTCGGCAGGCCGCGCATGCGGGCGACTATCGCCTCACCGACGTCGCTCAGGTCCTCGATCTTGCCGCCGGTGGCGTAGCCGGGGACGTCGGCCGACGCGGTCAGCGCGGGCATCGCGCGGGGCGGCAGGACCTCGGTGCGCGGGCGGGTGGTGCCGGCGACCTGGGACACGACGCTGACCCGGGCGGACGCGGACACGCCGGCCGGCTGCTTGGGCTCGGGGGCGGGCTCCGGCTCGAGCTCGGGCTGCTCGGCCGGCTCCGGCTCCGGCTCGGGCTCCGGCTCGGCCAGTGCGGCACGCGCGGCGGCGGCACGGTCGGCCCGCTCGGTGACGGCGGCGGCGCGGTCGACCTGAGCGGCACGGGCTGTGGTGGCGAAGCCGGCCAGCGCCTCCAGGCGCGCGACCTGCTCGTCGCTCAGCTCGTCGACGGACTCGAACTCGTGCGCCGCGGCCAGGGCGCCCGAAAGCGCGGCGGCAAGGTCTTCGTCGGAAAGAGCGGTGATGTCTTCGGGGATCTCGAAATCCACGGCGGTCTCCAGGGACAGCAGGAACAGGTTGAAAACCTGGACCGGCTATGCCGAGACCGGGGTACCGCTTCTGGGGAAAGACTCTCCCGCGCAACACGCCGCAGCAAGTTGGACGCATATTTGGTGACACCGATATGGTCACGCGCATGTCCAAGATGCAGCGCAATGTCCTCCGGGTCGACCCTGCGGCGCGCGGCCCGGTCCTGTTCGCGATCTACGCGATCGCGTTGATCGTGTGCGTCAGCTTCGTCCTGAGCTACGCCGCCGTGTCCACCTTGGCCGAGTGGATGGCCCTGCCTATCTACCTGGGCCCGCTGCTGCCGGTGTTCATCGACGGCGCGATCATCGTGTACACCTACGCCGCGATCGCGGCCCGCGCCGAGGGCGAGTCGACCATCCGCCCGTGGCTGTGGGTCGGCCTCTGGACGACGGTGTCGTCCGGCGCGAACACCGCGCACGCCTGGCTGAACGGCCCGCAGGGCTACGAGGGCCTGGTGGGCGCTGTGCTCGCTGGGCTGATCCCGGTCGGTTCCCTGCTGGGCACCCACGAGATCGCGAACCGCATCATCATCCGCCCCGGGCGTGACATCCCGATGGACACCGCGCCCGTCAAGGCTCGCGCCCGGCAGGTGTCCAAGCCGTCCAGGGCGGTCAAGGCTGCGCCGTCCACCGTGGACACCCCGGTGTCCAGCCCGGTAGACACCCCCGTGTCCACCCCGGTGTCAAGCGGTGGTGTCCACCTGGACAGCGGCCCGATCCCGACCGTGTCCAACCTGTCCACGCTGGACATGGAGGCCCGGGACATGACGATCGTCCAGATGGACACGGACGGCGTGAAGAAGTCGGACATCGCCAAGCGGCTGGGCGTGTCAAGGCAGACGGTGTACAACGCCCTGGAGCGAGCGGCGCAGACACCGGCCGCGTAACCGTTACGCACCATTGAGGATGGGGAGCATGGACACGGAACTGCCGGAGCTGTGGAACACGACCGAGGTCGCCAGGTTCCTTGGCATCAAGGCCACGTCGGTGAGTTCGTACCGTAGCCGGGGCCTGCTGCCGCCGCCTGTACAGACGGTGGGCAAGCAGACCCACCTGTGGGACGCCGAGACGATCCGCACCTGGCATGCCGGGCGCCCCAGTCAGAACGGGCTAGCCTAGGGATCGCGCGTGCAAACCGTGTCCCCCCGTCCTACGCGAGGACGGGGGGACACACCCTTTTTCAGGCGGGCTGCTTGGTCCGGCCCTGGTAGGAGCCGCCGACCTGGGTGGCGAGCTTCTTCGCCTCCAGCTCGCTGCCCTGGGTGACCTTCTGCCCGTCCGGGTACGTCACGACGTACTCGACGGTGTTCTTCTTCTTGTTGCAGTTGCACGCCATGGTCGAACTCACTTCCCGCTGGTGATGACAGAAAGCGCCTTTGCGGCCCTCTCGGAATTGAACTTCGTGCGCACGTCCGACAGGGCCTTGCGCGCCTCCTCGGCGCGGGCGTCGGCCTTGGCCAGGCGGTGCAGCTCGCGGGCGACCTCGGCGGCCGAGACCAGCACCGGCTGCTGGTCCTCCTCGCCCACGTGGACCCGCGCCGGCACGATGCCGGCCGCGAACAGCGCCGTCTGCCGGCCACCGGACGCGGCCACCGCCAGGCGCGGGATCGGGAACCCGGGGGTGTTGACGGCCAGGGTCGCGACCATCTCCAGGTTGCCGCCGATCCACCGCCAGTCGCCGGAGATCGTCGCGGCCAGCAGCTCGGCGCGCTGCTCGGGCGTGACGTTCGGGCGCAGCAGCCCGGCCAGCCAGATGCCGTGCTCGTCCTCGCCGGCCGCGACGTCGGCCACCACGGTGCCGGTGTTGTCGTAGTGCTCCGCGGCGGGGTACGCGCTGAGGTTCGCGCCGGCGTGACCGGTGCCCATCGTGATCCGCCCGATCGGCACCAGGCCGTCGTCGGTCTCGATCGCGCCCACCCGGTAGTGCGCGTAGTTCGTGACCGAGTGCGGGGCGACGGTGCAGCCCTCCTGCCCGACGCTCAAGCCCAGCCCGATGTGGCACACCCCCCACGCGGCGGCGTGCCCGATCAGCCGGTACCGGCCGGTGTCCTTGTCCTGCACGATCGTGATCGGGGTCGGCATCGGCAGGCCCGGGTCCTTGAACCACTCCGCCCGGGGCAGGTCCGCCGGGTCGGCAAGGTTGGGTGCTGGCGACGTCGCGGCCACCTCCGGTTCGGGCGCCTCGCCAGACGCCGCCAGCACACCTGCCTCGGGAACTTCTCGGGAAGCCGAGGCAGTATGACGGCCGGGCCACACGCCCAGCGCTACGTAGTGCAGGTTCGCGCACGTGCCAGCGAGGTAGTCCGGGTTCGGGACATACTTCGCGAGCTGGCGCCGACAGCGATTAAAGTCGCCGGCCTGGCCCCACCGGATCTTCGCGGCGCCCTCACCCTTGGTCCAAAAATCCCGAAGCCTTTGGGTATTATCGGGGTTGGTAATCCAGCCTGGGCCATCGTGCGTCGAGGGGTTACTCGTGATGCCGAAGGAGGCCGCGTGACGGAGTGCAAGGTCGAAGGATGCGAGAGGGCGGTCCGGTACCCGCGCCTCGGGTGGTGTAACGCCCACTACGAGCGCTGGCGTCTCACCGGCGACCCCCAGGGAAGCCGTCGCAAACAGCGTCCCGTCGTCTGCACCGTGCAGGAGTGCGACTCCGCCGTGCTCGCGAAGGGCCTGTGCAGCGGCCACTACCGTCGTCTGCGGCTCTATGGCGATCCCACCGCTACGCCCCTCCAGGTCCCAGGACAGTCGAAGGCTCTGCCCCGTGGGGAATGCGCCGCCGAGGGCTGCGCGCGCGACGTCCACTACCCGAAGCTCGGACTGTGCCTGCGCCACTACAAGCTGCGGAGTCGAGGACGCCCCGACAGCAGCCGGGCGAACGGCGGCGACATCAGCGAGTACATCCGCACACGGACGGCCGTGGGACCGATCCCGGAGTACGCCCCACACCTGGGTCCGTGCCTCATCTGGACCGGGTTCATCGACAAGGACGGCTACGGGCGCGGCAAACGAGGCGGGAAGCTGCAACTCGCGCACCGCCTCGTCTGGGAGGCCGAAGTCGGTCCGCTCCCGGCTGTCGAGGGTCGCGGTCCTGGCGAGCGGAACCTGGACCACCTGTGCCGTGTCCGGTCCTGCGTGCGCACCAGCCACCTGGAGATCGTCAGCCAGGAAGAGAACCTGCGCCGTGCGCTGGAGGCCGTCGAGAAGGCCAAGAGCGCTAGCGACCAGTGACTCGGGCGGGTCCTCGTCCAGCTCCCGGTAGGCCGCGACCAGCTTCCGCTTCCCGGCCGCGATCGCGTCCGACGGGGCGTCGGTCTGGTCGATCCGCCCGGCGGCGGCGTGCACGCCCGCCCGGGACAGGTCCCCGTTCGGTTCCCGGATCGGCACGGCGTACCGCTCCTTGGCCGTGGTGTACGACTCGCCGCGGTCCACCACGGTGGCCCGGCGCCACTGCTCGTCGTCGAACCGGGACGCGGACCCGTCCCACGCGGCCTCCGAGACGGCGAACAGGCGCAGGCCGGCGGCGTAGGCGTCCAGCTCGGCCGCGATACACGGCGCGCAGGACGCGGTGACGGCGTCGGACTGGCCCTCCCCCTCGGGCCACGGGCCCAGCGCGACGTACGACTCCGCGAACGCCGGCACGGGCAGCACGGTCGCGGACCGCACCCGGCCGGCCGTGAGGTGCTGGTAGATCTCGGTGTCGCTGGTGACGCTCTCCAGGTCGATCGGGTTGCCGTCGACGTCGGAATACTCCATCGCGACCGAGTCCAGCTCGACCGAGACCCCGCGCAGGTCCCCGTTGGCGATCATGTCGATCACCTCGTTGGCCTCCGGGGAGATGCGGAACATGCCCTCCCCGCGCACCAGGCCCGCCTCGTCGGTCCACGCCTTGGTGATCCGCCCGATGACCACGGACCCGTCGTGCCGCTCGGCCGAGGCGCGCTGCCACGTCAGGGACAGGGGGAACTCGTCGAACGTGAGGGCCTGGGACGCGAACCGGCGCAGGTCCCCGGTCGGGATGCCCTCCACGGCGAGGATGCCGTGCCACGGGACCTCGATGTCGATCTCGTCGTCCCACTCCGGCGGCATCGCCTCGTCGACGACCGGCTCGGGGTCGACGGCGGGCTCTGTAACCTCGCCCGGGGTCGTCGCAGCGGTCAGGGTCGACATCTCGCCTCCAGGAACTGGCATTGCCATGCAACGGCAATTGATCCAAATCTCTGGCGGCCCGACGGGTTCGCCCGGGTAGTGCAGGGCGTTCCCATCCACGTCGAAAGTACCGCCCGGGACGATGGTCTGCCCCTCCAGGGGGCGGTGCGTGTCGCGAACGTCCTCGTCACGCATGGTGACCCAGCGCAGCCTCAGGTCCGGGTTCTCGCCGGCGGCGGTGGCGGTGGCGTCGTTCAGGGTGAACACCGCGACCCAGTACGTGACCCGCTCGATCTGCGCCTCGCGCTGCGTGATGGGCACGTCGGCCGTAAGTTCGAGCCTGGTGGTCAGGCGTTCCACGAACACGTCGACGTTCCCGGGCTCCGCCTGACCACCTTCCTGGTCGTACGTCTCGGCCCACAGCACACCCGCCGCGAGAGCCAGCTCCGCGGCCCAGGTGGGGTCGCCGGCGCGGCGCGCAGCCAGCGCCGCCTCGACCACGGCCCGCAGCTCGGAGTCCTTCTCGGTCAGCCGGTCCGACCGTGCGGCGGCGAACGCCTCCACGGCGGCGGCCAGGTCCATCGTGACCACGCTCATCACGCTGCCCTCCGCTCGGCCGCCACCGTCAGGGCCCGCACCAGGTAGGGCGCCATGAGCTTCGGGGAGTGCTGCCGGCCGGTGGTCAGCAGCGCCCGGCAGTACGCGTCCAGGGCGGGCTCGAGAACGTCCTGCGGCACGTCCTGGCACGCGATGTACCGGTGCAAGGACCCGAACGCGTCCGTGAGGACGTCGTCGGCCATGGACGCGGAGACGGGCTGGTGCAGGTACAGCTCGCCGGCGGGACAGGTGAGCTTGCTGCCCGTCTTGGTGCGCAGCCGGTTGCCGGCACGCTCCAGGGCGCGGTGCACGATGACGTCGGCCGCGCTGATCAGCCCGGCCGGCTCGGGCGACGGCAGCTCGCCCTCGTTCGGCGGCCCGGTGGTGGGGTGCTGCTCCAGGGACGGGATAGGCCGCGCCTCCACCGCGCGGTCGTCGGTGGTGACCGGCGCCGGGTTCAGGTCGATGCCCAGCTCGGACAGGGCGGCGGCCACCAGCTCCGGGGTGGTCTGCCCGGCCGCGACCTTGCGCAGGAAGAACGCCCGCACCTCCTCGTCGCTGGGCGCGTCGCCCTCGTCGAACCCGACCTCGCGGCGCAGCGCGACGGCGTCGATCACGCCCCGGTCGTACAGCTCGAACGCCTCCTTGGACCGGTCGGGGCGCAGCCGCATCTCCGCAGTGTCGGAGTCGATCGCGTACTGCTCGATGTCCTCGACCTGGGCGGCCTCCAGGATGGGCCACAGCAGGCCCGTGGTCAGGGAGTCGGTGATCAGGTCCAGCAGCGGCTCGGCGTGCGCCTTGATCGCGGACTCGTCCACGTTCCACGCGGTCCAGTGGTTGGTGTCCGCCATCCCCGTCAGGACCTCGGGCGGCAGGTCCATGCCCAGGGCCAGGCGCCGGATCGCTTCGTCGCGCAGCTCCTTGACGCGTTCGTCCATCGGGGTGGCGAACGTGAGGTGCTTGACCTGGTCGATCCGGTCCCCGGGCACGGTGACCACGATCGGGGAGCGGGCGGAGGTGGACGTCTGGTCCCCGATGGCCTCCATGATGGCCTCGGTCAGCGCGGCCTGGAACTGGTCCGCGGTGGAGCCCTTGCGCTCGGCGCCGCTGGCCGGTGCGGGCAGCTGGAACTCGGACGCCATGAGCAGCATGCCGGCGCCGGACAGGCGCGACTCGATCTCCGCGAAGATCCGCTTCGTCAGGGCGTCCATCTCCGCCAGGATCGGCAGCACGGCACGCGAGGGGGCGTTGGCCTCCTGGGGCTTGCGGGGGTGGGGGCGCCAGATGCGCAGCAGGAACGGCTCGCCGGACGACTCGATCTTGACCCCGGACACGTAGTAGTTCTTGCCGCGCTGGGTCAGCTCGCACGCCGCGATGCTCTGCCAGTAGTCCCGGCCGCGGACCGTGGTGCCGACCAGCCAGCACTCGCCGGCGATCGTCAGGTGCACGCCCATGTTGCGCAGCAGCTCGGCCGCGACCTGGGGTGAGCCGAACAGGTCCCCCAGCCACGCCACCTTCGCCACGGCGGGGTCGTTCTCCGCCACGGGCTCACCGTCGCGGGTCAGCCCGATCGCGGCCTTGGCGATCATCTGCGCTACCCAGTCCACGGCGTAGCGGAACTCACCGATGGTGTCGTAGAAGATCCACGCCTGCTTCGCCCACCCGTCGGTGGACTGCGACACCTTGCGGATGTCGGTCCCGGCGGTGACGCGCTGCGCGGCGGCGATCATCGTCCTAGGGGCAACACCCTCAACGGCCGCGTCGAGGGCGTTGCCCCGGTCTGTGGTGCTGCTACGGCGTGGCGCGCGCGGCATCTGCCCTCCCAGTGGAAGGGGCCCGCGGCCTGGCCCGTCTTACATGCAAAGTGGTGAAGAACTGGTACTGCTACTCCGGTTCGTCGTAGGCGACGAGGATCGAGGTGAGGTAGGTTGCGCCGGCGAACAGGTGCGCTACCCACCACGTCCAGTGCAGGTCGGATGCCCAGCCCCACACCCAGGAGATGGCCATCAGGTACGGGGGCAGGCAGAAGTGGCAGGTCAGGACCTTGTTCCACACGCCGCCGCGGGTGACCCTGACCCACCAGGTGCGTAGCGCGACCGACGGCGGGAAGTCGTCGTGCACGAGCAGCCGCACGATCCGTCCGACGCCGAGCACGGACGTGCCCAGCGCCAGCACGTACACCCACCATTCATGCGACAGCACTCAGGTCCTCCTCGGTCGGCTTGCGGGTCAGGGCCAGCATCTCCAGCAGGGTCAGGTCGACGCCGGCGAGCTGGGTGTGGCGCATCCGCCCGGTGGGGACGGCGATCTCGACGGGGCCGTCGTCGCCGCGCAGCTCGTGCACGGCGTGCACCATGGCGTCCAGCCGGTCCGGGGACTTGCCCTTGCCGGGCACCCACTCGGTCAGCTCGGTCTCCAGGTCGGTGATGGTCCCGATCAGGTGGGCGCGGCGCTGCTCGAACAGGGAGAACACGGGTTCGGCGCGGATGAACTTCCCCTGCCTGCTGGTGACGTCGATGACGCGGGCGAAGTCGTCCAGCTCGGTGGCCAGCACGGTGCGGACCATCTCGCCGCCGTAGTTCTTCTCCGCGACGATCGCGTCGGCGCCCCACCGGTGGTAGGTGTCGCGCACCTTCACGGCCCACTCGTGCCGGGTGTACCGCCCGGAGTAGTCACCCAGGATGTACACCTCGCGCTGGTCGTCGATCCCGACGGC